CTCTTCTTGTACGTAATCTCTGAAGCGAGGGTCTACATCCTTCTTAGATTTAACGTACTGGCCGCCCATTTGAGCATAACGAGTATGAACCCAGTGAGCTGCTGCTGGGGAAGGGTAGGTTGTAAACTTAGAGCGAGCTTGCGCGACAACCATGTTATAAAGTTTTGGGTTTGCAGGCTCTTGTTTAGGAGCCTTCTTTACTTCTTTACCTGTAATCAGTGCCATTAATAATCCTTAGATAGGCTCTCGCCCCCGCAGCATGGTGGGATGCTGGGGGACGAGAAACTTATTTAATTAGTCGCGAACGACTGCAGCGTTGCCAGCCTGTTGGTGCGAACCGCTACGCATAACTTCCTCAATGCGGTTGTCACCGTGGTCAGCAAAACCACCAGCAGCAAACTCTGAAAGATGATCTGGAGCTTCTACCCATGCAGCAGAGCCAACGTGAGCGCGCTCACGCATTGTCTCCTCTGGAAGCTTCTCAAATACATTCTGATTACGATTTGGACGACCTGGTGCAGGAACGTATCCCTGCATAGCGCCCTTTGTGAATTCCTGTGGGACGTCTGTATCTGTTGCGATTCCCTCTTCAAAACGAAGTGGTCCGCGCTGTCCAGGTGTTGCTGGGGACATTTTGCGGTCGTAGACAGTTCCAGGACGTTCTGGGAACTTAGGTGTTGGTGCAATTGCCATTTATGACTCCTAAAGTTTGAAGTACTTCAAGTAAAAGTTTGACCTGTATTACTCTAAATTTCAGCCTAAACAGAGAACTATCTAAAGAAAGGCGAGCTACTAACCTCTATCTGAGGCATAGTCATCTCCATAGTTAAAGCGCAGGCAATAGCCAAGCTATCGGCGTAATCATCATGGGCGTGGGCCTCATCTGGCGCTTTAGCCAAGAAATTAGGACCAGTGAACTTAGTCTCTAGGTCTGTCATCTGCTGGTAGAAACGCTTCCATGTACGGGTGCGACGAGTCTTAGCGTGAGCAGGCCAACCGATCATCTCTCTATCAATAAGCGCCTTTAAGTGCTTCCATCGCTTAGATTGCTCAGGCTGGCTACTGCCTACGGCTAATACCTCTGCCCTAGGAAGAAGAAGCTTTAAGCGCTGAGCAACTGCATCACCTACACCGTTAGCGTCTACCCCTACGTACATAACATCGTAGTTCTCTAAAAACTTGGTGATCTGGAAGTATTGGTCTTCCCAATCATCGCCTTGAATCTCCATCCAGTTAAGGATGCGATGGTCAAAGTACCCAAACTCGTCGGGTCTATCCCAGTCAACCCAGACAACAGTAACAACTGTAGAGTCAATCTTACGTGCTGGATCAATACCTACAACTACAGGGGTTCTATGCCAGGCACGGACAATCTCTTGTGAGGTATCACCTAGCTTATCCATAACCGAAGATGTAACGAACATTCCGCGCTCAAGCAACCACTTACAGCTATAGGACATTTGGAACTCATCTGAGTCCTCACCAATACGCAGCATTTCTTTCTTAATAAACTTTGCGTAGTTTGGGTTGCACTTTGCTACATCACGCCAATCCCATTGGAAATGGTTTTGTCTTTTACCTCGGGTAGTTTGACGGCGTTCGTTTAATTTAATGGAGCGGTAGAAATTGTTTTTATGTGTAGTAGGCGTCCCTGTTTTAACCATAGTACCTGAGTAATATGCAAGCATAGGAGAGATAGACTTAGAGACTACAAAGTCATCTGCCTCTTGACACTCATCAATAACAATAAGATGAAACGACTTAGATTCAATCTTAGCTCTAGGGTTAGCGGTCATCATCATAAGACTGCTACCTGAGTTCTTTAACTTAATTTGACGAGTAACACCTGGAACTCTTCCAAGAGAGTCATCAATCTCTGGGTCACCAAGAATCTCTAGCGCGCGCTCAGAAGTAAGGCGATTAACTGTTCTACCAAAGAGGGTTTCTACCTGACCTTCAACTGGAGCAAACATACCGATCCAGATACCGCCAGAGAACTTACCTAGTAGGTCTGGGTACATCTTTGCTAAGCGGGGGAGAAGAACCATAAGCGTAGCCACGGTGTTAGCAATAGTCTCTGACTTACCGCTCTGACGTGCGGCAAGGGCTGTGATTTCCTCACCGTCGTTAATAATAACTGACTCAATGATACGGCGAGCAAGAGGCATCTGATAAGGGTGCAGCTCATGTCCTACTAGGGCAGTCTGGAACTGAATACAACGGTCAACTATCTTTTTGACAAACTCGGTTGATAGCTCATCCAGCTCAACTTCTTCATCTTCAGGCGGGAGTTCTTCATCCTCTATCTCATCAGGAATGAACTCGTCATCTTCTTCTTCTAATAAATGCTCCATATTAACCTTAGTCTAAGTTAAAACAAAGAGCCCAAGTCGTTAAACTCGGGCCCTTGTTGCCACTACGGGGAGAGAAGAGAGGCAGGATTAGTATAACAAAATGTAGACAAATCTACTTACGCGGGTGGGCGTGTCATCCTTTTATACATCTCTTCCACTACAGCATGTAGAGCCTCTGCTCCTTTACGAGCTTCTTCTAAGTACACATCTCCACGGCTCTTTTGCCAACCAGAAAGACAGCGACCTAGCTCATATATTGCTTGGTCTGTCCACATCTCTAGTTCACCTGTTGGGATACGAGAAACTCTTTTAGCTACTTCTGGGGAGAACGGCTTTGTCCAAGGTTCTTTATCTTTCTTACCGAACACGCTTTACCCCTTCTTCATCCGTTCTTGCTTTTAGGGCTTTAACAATGATCTCATCAATATCTTCATCTGAAAGGTCCCACTGAGGGTTTTTAACAGTATTAAAAAGAATACCGATGTAGTAACCAGGAATCGTAAAAGGAGCTCTAAATACCAAACAATGACCGTATCGGTAAGGCATATCTGTTTCCTGTGTGTGCCCCACCTCAACAATAGGTAAAAACTTTCTGTGGTAGTAGTTGAGTTTTCCTACGTATAGTGGCCCGAGTGTTTTCATCCTATCCCTTTCGTATCCTGTCAGCTGTCTCTGCCATACCGCTTAACTGCGCCATAGATGCTGCCGATATATTAATAAGCTGTGCGGGTCCGTGCGAAGAACACTCATTCTCTAGCGTTGGAAGGTAGTCATTAGTAGAAGAGCTGCTAGAAAGCCCTAGCCAGATATCAGAGCCTACATCGTTATACTGCCACCAAGTATTATCTCTAAAGACAACATAGATGGTTTTGGTATTTGAGTTGTAAGCTATAGCTAAAGCGCGGGGGCGAGAAGGTTTGCTAGTAGGAGCTGTATTAACTACCAAACCTGCATCAGAGACACTGCTAGAGCTGTTAGCCAGAACATCATTAGGAACTTGCATAACAAGCTCTGTAATATCAGGATTGGAGTCTTGAGCGCTCTTCTGTTCGGCAGCGGCAGCTGCAGCGGCTTCTTCATCCCAAGCATACTTAGATCTAACGTTTTTATTGTCGTCCTCTGGAATACCAAAGATCTCGTTCCAAGTACCTAATGGGGCTCTTTTTCTAGCCATTATTCCTCACATATATGGTTAACAGTCTCGGTCTCTAAAACGCGAGCAGCGCATCTAATGCACGTAAGATATCTTAGCGGCTTAAAGTTATTCTGCACAGTCGCGCCAGGTAAGAAGTCTGACCCGTCTTCTCCATAGGCTGGTTCATACTCATAAACTATCTGAGGCTCTGCCAATAACTCGCGGGAAAACGGCCCTCTAGGTTCGGTAACTTTATCTGGAACTGGGTGAGCTTGTATTGCTCTATGTTTAATTATTCTCATCTGCTGGCGTCTTCTTAGCAGGCGCCTTTTTTTTAGGCTCTTCTAGTGGAGCCATTAACGGGAAGTGACCAGCCTCTGCGCGCTGACGTAACCATACTGGTAGACAAGAGGTGCAGTAGTGAGCAGGATTAACCCCAGGGTCTGCGGCCGTATAGCTTGCCTCATTCTCGCAATTGTCACACTTCATAAATCCTCCTAGGATGCTGATCTGCTAGGCCTAGTATAGACGAAAAAAGGGGGCAAGGTGTTCCCTGCCCCCTAGTTTCTAATTAACTACTTTGCTGCGCCGATACCGAAGGATGCATCCTTTGGGTTCAATGCACGGAGTAGAGGACCTGCGACTGCACCGAGTGCTGCCAAACCGATAGACTTGGCATCTGTGTGCCCTGCCATATACATACCGAGGGCTGCTGATACTGCAGTACGTCCGTAAGACGCGGCTGCTGCCTGTAGCTGCTTATTCATATTTCTCCTTAGTCGTGGGCGTGTCCCACATCACTACTGTAGCAGATTACTCGCCCTCATCAACGTGTTGTTCAAAGCGTCCTTCAAGCTTAGCGACCTTTTCGCCTATTTTAAGCTGATCTGTGCGTAAATCTTTTAACATAGGTATGATGTCTTTATTGATACGGTCATGAATAGATGCCCCACCGTTAGGGCGCAGTTCTGATAGGTATTTCTTTACTAACCATTTTACTCCAGCTGCGGCAGCAACTAAAATACCAATCTCAGCTGAAGTGACACCAATCCATACGTCAATACTCATTGCTATCCATTCTGTGTGATTTATCTAATACAGAATGGTTGTCCGTGTGAATGTCCCAAAATATGCGATTTATAACAATAATACAGAAAAAAAAGTAAATAAAATGTTAAATGCAAGTGTTTAGACTTGACACATACTGTAACTCTTTGGTTTGCTAGTACATGACAGAAGCCACCAGCGATGGTGGCTTTCGCCAACTGAGAGGAGCAGCGATGCTCAATATCAGAATTAATCTAACGATTAATCTAAAGAAGGTATTTTACGGCGGGTTAGCGTTACTAATAGCGGTATCGCACGTGATGAGCCCAGCGGTAGCTGCCGAGAAGATGATGGTAAATAGACCAGAGAAAGTAGTGACAGTTTCTCTAACGTACATGCAAGTAAAGACAACGAAGTCTGAAGCACTTGCAGCCATCTCAAGCCCTCAGGCTAAGTACTTTGATGCAGAAGCTCTAGCGTTCCTTACGGTATATACAAAGGGATGGCCTATGGAGCAGTGGAAATGCTTACAGTACATTTGGAACCATGAGAGTCACTTTAATCCTAAAGCGCTTAATATGAGTTCTGGTGCTTACGGTATAGCCCAGTTCTTACCTACTACATGGGGTAACTACAAAGTTACTAAAACCCCTAGCGCAAAACTACAAATCCAATACGGTCTACGATACATCCAACAAAGATACGGGAGCGCATGTGCAGCAAAAGCATTTTGGGTTAAACACGGGTGGTACTAATGCACCATTCTTTGACGGAAGTCAGGTCTGCGCACAAGTAGACCCTGAACTTTTTTTTCCAGAAAATGCAGCAGAAGGTCCAGTAAAACTAAAACAGGTTAGACCTATATGTAACGCCTGTGAATTTAAAGCACCTTGTTTAGAGTACGCTCTCAACGATTGGGAGATACAAGGAATTTGGGCAGGAACTACAGAAAGAGAACGACGAATACTAAGGCGCTACGCCAAAGCTGTATAGCAAAAAGCCCCTGATTGCTCAGGGGCTTTTTTGTTTGTGTTGAGATTATGAAGCGAAGTAAGGTGTGATTGTGACGGCAGCACCAGCAGCAACTGAAGCAGTTCCTGCAGCAATTGACTGTGTTTTGATTGTTCCAGCACGAGCAGCAACCTTTGCAGTGTTACCTGAAAGACCGCTGTGAGTTGTGATGTCAGCATGGGTCTTAGCGAAGCGGAAGTTGTTAGCATCTGGAACAACTGTGATTGTATATGTTCCATTGAGATCAGCATCTGCGTTAGCGCTTCCGCTACCGTTGGTGAGACCTGCGATTGTTACAACATCGTTTACAGCATATCCGTGTGCAGTAGCAGTTACAGAGGCTACGTTAGATGTGAGAGTGATTGCTGAGATTACTGGTGTGACTGCAGAAGCTACTGTTACTACCAATTCAGCGGCCTGTAGAGCATCTGTAGCCAAAGCAATTGTCTGACCAAGTACGTTAGGTACCTTTACATAGTCAACGCCAGAAACATAGGCGCCGTCATTTGCAGTAACTTCATCTGTGTAACGGGCTGTACCTGAGATGTTGATGTAGTTTCCTGTGCCTGAACCAGATACTGTGAAGGTATAACGGTTTGCAGATGCAACAGTAAGGTTGGTTCCATCAAGACCTGTACCTGTAATGTTTACAGTATCGCCAGCCTTAAGGAAGTTGTTTGGAGCTGTGTAGGTGCGAGTGCTTCCATCGCCAACAGCCTGTGTAATGCGATACACATTCTGGTGTGTGCTTGCAAATGAAGGGAAGCTAGCGTAACCTGACTCAGCAAGTTCATGGCTATCTGGCTTTACGCCAAATGAAATACCATTGTTGAGGTTCTTTGTGATGTTTCATTTGGCGTAAAGCCAGATAG